CCTTAAATGTTGGTCTAAATATTGTACTTTCTTGTCGTTCATCGTCATAGATTTGAGCAAGATTTAACGTAGATGTCCTATCATACTCAGTAAGTTCTTGACTTTGTTCTTGAAGAGTTAAAGAGAGTTCCTCATCTATTGACGGAGCTCCCTTATATCTAAGTCCACTTGGTATTATTGTATACTTATTCATCTACAGAATACTTAGTCTTAAATTTATCCAAAGCAGTTTCACCCACTATGGTTCCAAAATAAAATTGGAATGGAGCTCCTACCACAAACTTTTGTTTCAACGCTCCCGTTGATTTATATGTTCCATCTCCAACAGTACCATTAACGTTGAAGATATATCCACGAGCATTCAAGTCGTTAGATTCTGAATTGTCACTATAGAAATATGGTGTGTCAGACGCATATCTATCTAACGATTGATACCTAACATTTTGAACAATATCCGATTGGGATGTTGCCCATGAATTGAATTGGTCTCCGAAAATAAGTCTAGTATTATTCAATTTCCATTGATAAAAAGGCACAACTTGAGATTTAATTCCGTAAGGATATGGATAATACCCAATATCATCGGTACCTCTAAAATTAATTCTACCAGGAGTTAAATAATCTTTGGTTTGTAAATCCTCTGTGGTTGATGAAAACCAAACAGCGATTGTAGGATTCTGTGCAGTTCCAAGAATTTGTGTTGGTTGATTTGTTGCCCCAGTCACGACATCATAGTATTCAGGAGAAAAATTAATATTACCTATCTCACTATTGATAGACATTAGTTGTGCTAAATCTCCATCAATTCTTAGTTCTGGTCTTGAAAATAGTTGATTAATACCGTTGTCCCCTAATGGTATTAATTGCTCCAAGAAATTCTCGTCAGTAATTCTTGACACTACGAACAAATTTACTAAGTCTGAAGTATCTCCATAACTTGTTGGATTTAAGTTAGGAATAATATATCCTTTAGTGGTTGAGTCGAATGTGATTTCTGAATAGAATATATCTTTCATTCCCATATTAACTAAAGTGGTTGGAAACAATAAATTCAATTCATTTACTCTTCCATCATTATTTGTTCTCTTTCCAACAAAGGTGTTTGTGTCCTCACTATAAGGACTACTTCTATAATAGAAATTATTACTATCCGTATTAAAATAAACAACGTCTTTACAGTATTCTATTTTACCCACTTTATTTTGTTTATTATAGAAGGTGTCAACTTGTATTGGAAACATATAAAGAGATCCATTAACCCAATTATTCATAAATGATTGAGCGAGTACCCCCCTACACAGCCCATAAAAGAATCTGAATCTATATGCCCATTCATTAAAGTTCGAAAGGTCTTTTCCTAAATCAGCTAAGGGTCTTCTTAAAAACAAATAACAACCTTTATACACATTGTCCTTTGTAGTACACTCTTGGTTTATCTTGAAATTGTCACCAAATCCTTCATAACAATCTAACCCAACCATATTTTCACAACTAAATGTTGAGAACACAGTCAAATTATTTGGTAGCCCATCAAGGTCTTCAGTTGGTATCTCAGCTCCAGTTGTATATGATGATAAATCCAATGGTTGGTCAATATCAGGAATATTGTAAAAAATAAAATTATTATTTTGTTGAAGTAATGCCGGATTAGTTTCCCACGAACTACCATTCAATACATCGGATGATGGTAGTCTATCAGTTCTCATAACATTAATAACTTTCGATGAAATCGACATAGGATTCGCCGACAACGAAGGATAACCGTTTGGTGTGAAATATTGATATTGTACATCATTATAATTGAAATTAACCGCAAATATTGCTGCAAATATCGCAGCAACTCCCGCGCCAATTAAGAGGATAGTTATTATTGGGAAAAATGGCGCAAGAGCCACGAATGGTAATAAAGTAGCCCCCACTCCAGCAGATGCTCCCAAAACTACAACAGATAATGGATCTAAAGAAAATGCTGTAATATTTGAGAATATGTAAGACGCTCCTGAAACATCTTCAGATAAATCATATTTGGCGGCATTTTGATTTGGAGAATAAAAGTCATTATTAGTCCTACTAACCATAGAAGTGACTCCTCCAATATTTTCAATCCTTAACCTATTGATGTTGGAAGTAGCGTCCAAACTTCCATAATAACCTACAGTAGATGTTGTAAATCCAGAAAAATCATTTCCAGCCTCAAAGAAATACGATGGATAAAACATACCATTTTGGGTAAATGGTTGTACTGATATATTAGTTTGAGTTAATTTTTGTATCGGTATATTTAATCTTGTTTGAGCCGTAATCGTTAATCCAGGGTCATCAATATTTTTTCCAAATATTCTCCCAAGTCGATATTCATTTGTGTATTTTGGAGAATACGGGTCAACCCCTCTTTGTAAAATAAGAATATACTGATTTTCAATATCACTGAAAGCATTCAGAGGACTAATAAGAAAATCTTTATCGTTTCTACGATACCCTCTTAGTCTTTTTTTAGCCAAAATTAATCGTGAGGGGGCTGCTAATACATTTGGAAAGGTTTCTAATTCTCCCAAATTCCATATTTTAATAGCATCTGAAACAGTAATTGCCGTTACGACTTGGTAGTATTCTCTATCTTGTGGATATGATTGTCTTGTTATAGTACTTCCTGTTGGTAGTGAATATAAAACAGTTTGGTCAGATGTTTGAGTTACCGCGTAGTTAACATTAACAGACGTTGCGGCTTGAATTGTGGTACCTGTAACACCATTGACAACACCATTTTCAGTTTGAGCGGTATATAAAAAGTTTTTATCTGTTGTTGTTGCTGGATTTACAGATGTTAATAATTGACCCGATTCATAAAATTGATTGGATAAAACTGTAATTGTATTGTCAAAGTGAAATTTACCAAAGTTTGAACTCTGAGCAAAAGTGACTTTTATTTTATTCAGATTATCAAAATATGAATTTCTAGTGTTAAATATATTGATTCGTTCTCCAACAGTTAAACTTTCAGAAAAAGCAAAATGTTTGTCTTCGTCTGATTCATCAGATAAAAATCTTACTACAGATGATTTTGGAGTTTTGAAAATATCCAAGTCCGATACAGAGTCGTTATTACCAGCGATTGCTTGTGCAAAAATTGAGGATTTTACTTGTACATCTTCCGAAGGAGTTCCGTCAGCACCAAAAATTGATTCCAACCCCTCAAAATAACTTTCAGGAAATGACACGTAAGATAGAACTCCAGTAGTTCCTCCTAAAACTGCCTCAGAATTTACTTTTGATTCATTACAAGAACAAGATTGACACTCAGGATAAGTAATCATTGGTAATCTAATAGTGAAATTTTTAGTTTCACACTTAAGTCTTAAGGCATTACAAATAAACGCAAAGGGCCTGACTCTAAGAATTCTAACCCCACACAAGAAACACAACGCTCGTATTACTGTCGTATAAATGAACAATATAAAGTGGGACACTATTAATAGTGCCACCCCAACAAATTGAAGAACTGTGAATATTATTGAAAATAAAAAGAACAACAAATCAAAGTTTTTGAACCCATCATTCACAGGAAATTTATTGATTGAACTATCACATGAATCGTCATCAATTTCTTTAATCCCTATAAATCTTCCCCTTCCTCCTTTTTTATATTGGTCGATTAACGATGATACAGTGTATACCCTATTGAATTGAAACTCGTAAAAAGTATCTTCACAATTTATGATTTCATCGAGTCTTTCAATTTGCTCTGAACCGACAAATCCATCGGTATATCCACTCCACGCCAATCCAAAATAGTACGAACTTTGTTGTTTTCTTTTATTGATTTGATTAAAAAAATAAGTAGGGTCTGTGTTAGAATTCTCCCAACCATATTCTTTAACATTAGGTAATAAATAATGTGGTCGTCTACTCTGTATCGTTAAATCAGTTGGTTGTGTCCATTTAACCTTAAATCTGTATTTTGATTTAGTCGGGATACCAATCGACTGGTCGTTTGAAACAACTCTTTCTCCAAATTCATTGGTTATAACATAATCCAAATTCATCGGTAATTCTGTCAACCATGTTCCATCTCCATCAATAATGTTACCCGCTTGTTCCAATTCAAATACTTCCAAGACAGGATTACCATCTACATCTTGGTCTGCGGTTTGTCTAATCGCCAATATTTGACCAGGCCCTGAAGTCAAATCACACAAATTACCCATATTATCTTTGGGTTTACAATTTTTTCTTAACCTAAACTTGTCAGGAGTAGAAAAAACTGACCCCATGAAAACCGCAGTTGGTTGTATATCAACATTCGCATCATCTCGTAAATCAAAATCTAATCTGTTGATTGATATATCACATATTTCAGGGTCACCCCACAAAGGAGAAATCTCAGCATTTTTAGTTAAATTAATAATCTGAGGTAAAGAATTCAAATCATTTGATGTTCGAAATCTGTTACCAGCAACTTGTGCTTCTGTAGCTAAACCGATTCTAATTAAATCTTGAGGGGTTAAAGAAAATTCCCCGATGTCAGAAAGATCAACGTCCATGACTATCGTTTGTTCTCCCAATGGAACACCCATAATCATATAGTCTCCGCTATCATTAGTTTTTGTTGTAAACTTATAATACTTGTCGTAAATTTCTACTGCAGTACTTCCTGTTAGAACATCCGATTTTGTCGGTAATGTTCCAGTAGCGGCATGTTTTGAATAAGAAGGAGTATATGGTAATAGATTGTATCGATACCCATCATTATTTTTATCACTTGGTGATTTGTATGGATAGATACTTGTTATTATTGGATTGGATTCATCTACCTGTTCGATAGGTATGAATATAGAAACCCTAGCGTTTGGTACCCCAAATCCATTGTTTGCGGTGACTCTACCAACTAAAACACCATAATCAGCACAACTTCTTGTGTAGATATCTGTTTGTTGTATTTTAAGAGATAAAATTTCTAAGAACTCAAACTCTTGGTCTAACTGTACATTAATTGATTTGTTAATACCAAGTTCGGTCCTAATTCTATATGAATCACCCATGTAATATCTTTAGTTTATAAATAGTTTATGTGTAATTTTTAAGAATCAATTAGACACACATTATAAATTATAAACCAAAGATTGGGATAATAAACCTATTAAGAGAATGTTGTGGATTGGAAGTTTACCACAGAAACTTTAATATCCTTACTTGGATATCTAATTTGGTAAACTTGGGAAGGTTGTGCAAAAATTGTATCAGCAACAGGTGCAATTTGTCTGGTTTCAGGATCTGAATATTGCATGGACGTTTCCGCCGAAGAATATTGTCCCCCAACATTATTGAACACTTTTATTCCCGCAACTGTAAGTACTCCATTTTGATTTTGTACAATACTTTGAATCTCGGACAAATAAACATTCTGCCCTAATTCCCTTACTTGTGGATTAAAATAGGTAGAAATTCTATCCACAACATCAGCAATAACTTGTCCTGAATTTTGTGCTGAAGTTAAAACAATCGATACTTCAATACTTAAGTCGATGACCTCCGCAGTAAAAATAGATATGTAATCATTCATCATTCTATAGTTCGACAGGTAAGTCGCAACGTTCTGCTTCAGAGTATTAGAAACAATGTTGGTCAATTTTCCTGAAGTATCATATGATAATAACTGAATTAAGATTTTATTATCGTTTTCTGTAACTGAAACTTTTGCAGGTGCTCCGAACTCTGATGGCATATTCCTGATGATAGATTCATAATCTTGTACTGTAACCGCTCTTTTCTGTGCCGAGAAGTTAAACGAAACATAATTTCTTATTTCTTCCAAAGAAGGTAGACCCGCTCCACCAATAGCCGCGGTAACGTTGTTACATCTTAAAGAATTAACTACGGATGAGTTTGTAAGTTCTGATGGTCCATTAACAAAGAAAGACACTGTTCCGATTTGTGTAATAACATTTGTTCCCAAGTTAGTACCTAAACCACCCCCAACTCTGTACTGAACAAATAGAGTTGAATTAGGTGTCAAAGCCGATCCTAAAGATAAATTATTTGAATATCTTTGTAAGTCTATTGTTGCCCCTAATGTTGTGAATTGATTCAAAGCATCTTGAGCAGTATTAGTACCTCCACCAAAAGTTAATTTCTTGAATCCTTCAGGAGTGTATTCAGTAATGAATCTATTTTGTGTTTGAATGTATCTACCAACTTTGATACCAGGTTGGTCAGATACTTTTGTAGGGTCTTCAATAAAGACTCTATCTTCTGCAAGAGCGTCCACCTCATACCATTTATTAGAAACTCCCAAGAATTCTGCGGTTGTTGGAATGTTGGTATAATCAGTACCACTCTTAAGTAAAACACTTGTAATACCTAATACATTTTTTTCAGGTAGGAATAATTCAAAGAATGGTTTTACATCGTTTGGTGTTATAACTCTTTTGAAAACTTTAGTAATACCATTAACAACTAATTCTCTTTTGGTAATAGTATAATTTACCAAAATATTATTTGCATTGAAGTTAGGTATTTTTAATCTGTTAGGAAACCCTTGAGCATTGTATGGTGATGTGAAATCTACATCATATATGTTTTCAAATACAATACCAGCTCCTGATACCTGAGATCCTCTAGCCAAAGTTCCAAGATATCTTGCATCTTCTTGGTCTCCAAATGCGGGTACCGTAATAGAAAAATCTACTAAAGAAACTGATGGCCTTTGTCCTGGTAATTTCAATCCATAAGTTCTTGCAATATTATATATTGAAGATCTCTGTTGAGCGTATTGAAGGACTGTCTCTTGAATACTTCTATCAATATGATAATGTAAGTTATCCGCTACAGCAGCATTCAAGTCTAAAAATACTGAGAATACAGATGCATCATTAAAATCCTGAATCAGTTCAGGATAATATGTTCTCACATAATTTAATAACTCAGTTCTTATTCCTTGATAATCTCTGGTTGTATATGAAATTTTACGATTTGCCATCTATATTAAATATTAATAATAACAAAATCACTTTGAGCAAAAGTCGATCTGTTGTTTGAGTAATCTATTCTAATTTTTGCGGTGTATTCAGAAGTACCTTTGCCAG